TGACCTATAGCTGTAAAGATATTATCTGTTATATCAAGGGCTGTGGCTGATACACTTGTTACAAATGCCCCCTCATAGAGCGTGGTATTGACAACTACGTCACCTACAGATACGCCTGACGTTACGAAGTTCGCAGTAGCATCAATCAATTGGAACGCAGGCAGTGTGCCTGTATTCGTTCCTGATGCCAACACAGTAGTGTAGCAGTTGACTCTATTTATTAAGTAGTAGTCAGACCCTGTTGTTGTTAGTGATGGAGCGAAGAAATTATTACCTATGTAACCTGATGCCGCAGGGCTTGGCACAAGGAACTCAGTAGCAATAAAAGTCTCTAGCAGCTCTGCTATAGGTTGCTCTAAGTCTGCATAGTCGGTACCTGCCATGCGACCATTCTCCATATTTATAACCTTGTTGTATATGGCAAAGTACTCCTCAAATATCTCCATCTGAGCTTGCAATGCATACAGGTTGAAGTCAGCCGGTGAGATGTACCCATAGTTGTTCTTGTTCAGAACAGACTGCACTGTATTTCTTACTGAGTTGATCATTCTCTATTTTTTTACAAATGTAAAAAAAAGAGGGCATATATTTACACCCTCTCTTACTATAACTCTAAAATATTTTCACTTGACTACGATAAGTATGTCTCTAACATCTTTAGCGCATCAAGACCTTCGTCACTTTGTAAGAACTGTCCAGCAAAATCATATGGGTCAGCACCGAATGGTATTGAACACATTTTCTTTTTGTTGGATGGTGTACTAAACCAAATCTCTCTGTCATTATTACGGAGAGCTAATAGTCTCTTTTCAAAGAATAGCATAATCTTGCCTTGGTAGTTTAACTCAGGGTCATTTATGGTTTGCATAAAATCTCTAGGATTAGTCTTGGCAAAAATAAGCATATCTCTTTTTAGTTCTGCTGTTGAGATAACCGATGGGTCTTTACCGAATAGTACCCTTGTCATAATCTCAAGCTTCTCTATGCTTAAATTTCTAGCGGCAATCAATGCATCTACCTCAATATTTAAGTCTTCAACTTCTTCAAATGCCTCTTTTTCTTTATCTACCTCTTCGAATATTCTGTTATTCATTGGATGGTAATGCATAAATGCCTGAAGAACAGGATTTGATTTAGGAACAGCTAACATCCCATCTTGAAAAATAATAGGCTCTAAAATTGCGTTCCCATCTTGCTCATCCTCAAATGGTGACTTTTGGTTTGATGCATATCTTAGCGCTCTGTTTACATTGTTCTTCTCATCATACCACATCAAAGGGAACCTTGGATGATTTCTTGATGCTAACGTGTATGACAATGGGGATGAATCGCCTTTTAATCTATATACCTTATCAGTAGGTACCATTTTCTTTAACTCAGACATATATTTAATTTGATTTAATTTAAAAAAAAGGAGAGTGCCATAAGACACTCCCCATTATTCACCTTATTAACCATATCTAAACAAAACGAAGTTGTTAGCACCAAGGGTACAAACACAACGCTCAGAAAGGAAGTTTACTTCCATTGCATCCAAGTCGCTAGTAGCAGCACCACCAGCAGACCCTGTAATCCAAGTCTTATATCTACGATCCTCAGACTCAGTTGCACGATAGCGAACGTGAAGGAATGGACGCTTAGCGTTTTTGCCCATAATCTGGTCGTAAACAGAAGTTGAACCGGCAGGAACCAAAAGCCCTGTAACTGTACCAAAGGCAGCAGCATTTGTAGAAAGACCGCCACGCATAGTTGGATCGTTCAAGTACTTCCAATCTGATTTGTAGAAGTCATAACCACGTCTGAAACCTGAGAAGCCAAGATTTAAAGCCATAGTTACGTCATTGTCAAATAGACCGTAAGAAGCACCATAAGAAGGAGCGCCAACTACAGTACTTGCACCGTTAAGACCTGCAAGCATACCGTCAATGTCAAAGCTCAATTGACGATTTACAAACAATACATTCTCCTCAATAGCTCCTTGTCTGTCAAGACGTTGTACGATTGAATCCCAATCAGCAAGAGATGTTGGCGTACCACCACCCCATACGTTACCGCGTTGGTTTACAACATAAAAGATACCCTCAGACCCTGAGTTTGCTCCTAAAACACCAGCAGCCCCAGATCCTGCAAATGCAGGTACAGCTTCAATCATAGATGTTTCAAGGTAGTCCTCAAAGCGAAGGCGAGTTTCGTGTTCTGACTTCAAGTACCAAAGGTAACCAGTAGCACCGTTCTCAGTTGTTACTTCAACCCATCCAATCTGAGCCATATCAGAACCATTTACAGCGTAACGGTCTTTTAGGATGATTGGCTTGTTAGAGAAAATTACATCTTCAGCATCAAGAGAACCTACCATGCCTGTTGTTCCTTTTCTGAACTCAGAACCATAAATGAATACAGTACAAACATCAGTAGCTGCAATTGTAACAGTTGATGGATCGTTATAGTAAGCTACAGCGAAAGTACCAGCTACAGTTGGGCTACCTGTTTGAGTAACAGCTGTAACGATAGCTTTGTAGGATTTACCAACATTAGTAGGCGTGGCACTTGTATCTATCTGAATAAATACAGTCTGTCCAACTCTAATAGCTACAGAAGCAGGATCACCTGCTACAGCAGCTACTGAAAAAGTAGATGTAGTTGTACTTACTGCTGTAGCTGTACAGTTAGTATACTTGATGTGCAAACGACCCTGCTCAGCCCATTTTACTTGGTCAGAGTTTGAAGGCATCTCAGCACCTACAAGGCGCAAGAATGATGCAATTGTTCTGTTACCATAACGCTCAAATTCCTTCTCATAAGTATCAGGAAGATACTGATTCAAGAACTCAAAGTCGGTAATGTAATTTTGTTGTAAAGCCAATTGCTCCGCTGCTGGTTGTAAGCGAAACGTAGGATTTGGTAATATTGAACCTGGCATTTTTTAAATTTTTAATTTGTCTACAATTTTTTTATGCTGCGGATTTTTAAGCTTTTTCCATGGTCAGGATTAACCGCTTTAACCTGAAACCCATCATTCCCCTTCGTTGTCTCATTTGCCCTACGCTCAGACATATTTACATTTTTAGTCTTACGCATAAAGTCATCTACTGCATCAGTCATACCTTGCTCATAGAAGAACTTGGCAAACCTCTCAGGGTTCATTGCAACAGCCAAAGCCTTATGGTATCCACCTGCATCCTTAATCAAACCACTCTCATCGATAAACTTACCGATAAAGCTTGATGGATTTGAGTGTAACTTTTTAAGCTCATTAGCATCCCCAGGATTAAAATTAAGCTTTTTGTTATTGACGCTAAATTCAAAACCTTTGAAATTACCATCAAATACCTCATTGGTTTTTTGTTCAAACCATTGACGCTTACGATTATTTTCCTCCTCGATCGTCTTAGCCTGTTGCATATATTGACGATAAGCATTGAACTCCTCTTTTTCTTCCTGAGACATACCTGCCGTACTTGACTCAAGGGGCATTTTATACATCTCCTTCTGAGAGTTGAAAAACTTCTTTGCCTCATTAACAGCTTTCTTTCTTGATATCTTTGTCTTCTTAATATAAGACTCGTCATCAAGGTCCTCGTCATACCTGTACTCATCCAACATCATCTCAACGTCATCTTCGTCAAGACCCTCTTGTGTAGATAACAAGTACTCCTTGAGCAGCTGTTCTTCCGGAACAGAATCGAAATCTTTCTTCAACTTGAGAAAGTCTTCAAATCCTCTTCCTGTGTCTTTTCTATATTTCATATAAGCAGCGACATCCTCTGGCATCTCCTCTGAGCTGTTACGCTCAGCCATCAATTCATCGAATGAGCTAATCTGCTTATTGTATCTTTTACCTATATATGAAAGAACGTCTTCTTCTCTTAACTCAACCTCCTGCTGTGGCATAGAGAAGTTTTCCTGCGGCACTTCTTGCGATAATGACTGCTCGTGCTTCTCAAGAAGTTCCTTTTCGACCTCTTGTACACTCTTGGGTTCTGTTGAGTCTAATACTCTTACTGCTTTAAATTCCATTTGATTTTATTTTAATTATTTGCAAATTTATAAAAAAATTTATTATGTAGTATTATCTTGGATTAAATTCTGCTAAATCAAAGCCATCTAAGCTATCTTCATTGCTTTCGAAGTCAAGTGGAGGTAGGTTATTCTTTCTCTGATTGATCAGTTTTGACTGCTGAGTGTTCTGAATACCTATACGCTTATTCTTCTCCTCCTCTCTTTTAGTTTCTCTACTTGTCAGTAAACTTGACTGCATCTCGTGCATCTTCATATTGTATTGGAACTCCTCTGCCATCAGCTTAGACTTAATCCCTGCTTCAAACTCCATCTTCTTCATTTGTCCCTCTATCTCTGCCTGGATAACCATTGTCTTTGACTGGGCTTCAAGTTGTATCTTTTGTACTGCCATCTCGGCTGCCATCTGCTGAGATTGCAACTGCTGCTGTGATTGCATCGCCTGCTTTTGCATCATCATTTGCTCCATTCTCTCAGCATTCTTAACTCGCTTGAGCTTCAGTAGCTGATTGGCTAGCTTGAGATTTTTAAGCTCTCTGATGTCAATCGCATCCTCAAGGTTGATGTCCCCTTTCGATAATGCCACCTGTATATTGGCCTCAAGTTGTGCTTTCTGCTCTTCGTCAGGAGTGACCTCAATGAATATACCAAAATCATATAGGTACAAGTCCTTGATGTCATTTAGGATAGAGGTGTTATACCTACCAATCCTCATAGCAAAGTCCTCTTTAAAGTCTGAGTACTCTA